ATTCATCCTGAACAAACTCCGGTTCATCTGTCTGTGTTTCAAACAGCTCAAGGTCAGGCAGGAACGAGAAGAACAACTTCTGATAATGCTGGGTGTTGGTCTTTGGATCTTCTATTCCATCCTCAATCAAGTCATACAGCTTCCATGCAATGTAATTGACAAACAGTGGCTGGTGCAGGTGAGTAGGAATACATACAGGTTCATCCATTGTGCCGGACAGATACGTTGGCTTTTCAAAGAAATGGATCTCAACATCTGTGTCACAGCGTTTGGCATAATGCAGGTCTTTTCCTACAACGCACACATCGCATAGAGAACCTAGCTCCTGACGACCTGGGTTCCGTCTGAGGAAGCGTTTGAAGTCGTGATAGTAGTTAGGTGTACCTACAAGATTCTTGTCGCTCTCAGCCCAATACAAGCCCTTCATGTAATTGCTTGGCAGGGCTACCTTATTGTCGAGTGAAGACAGGGTGAGAATGTCTGAAGAGTTAAGGCTGTCCAGCTCATAACGCTGGGTTATAAAGTCTAGACAGCCATTGGCATAAGAAGGTATGGAGTCCTCAAAGGAATCGTCCTGTACAACATCTAAAACCAATTCTGTTATTTCACCGAGCGTCATACAGTCTCCATATTAAACAAGCAGGCTATTATCGATTCCCGATCAGATACTCATCCAGAGCCAGGGTACAGCCAAAGCCAACACCGTTGGTGGATGCACAAGTAATCTTGATCAGACCTCCTGCAGGGATAGTAATCTTGCCATTGGTGGCATCCGCAACACCTTCGGTAATAGTTCCTGCCGTATCTCCGTCACATGTAGCTACATTCACCGTATTGGTTCCGTCTGTGAGGGTTACAGAAGCGGTTGCACCTGCATCGGCATTGGCAATCACGCTCAATTTCTCTACCTGCACAGCCTCTTCTACCGGAATATAGTTGTCACCATTTGCAAGCTGAAGTTGTGTAAAATACATTTTATCTCCCTATATAAGATCAAGGGGGCGAGGTTAGTCACCCCACTGTATCCAGTTTATGCTGCAGTCAATGCGGTATGCAGGGCATGAGCCTTACGGTTGGTGCAGATCAAGTTACCCGACCACTTCTCGTATGCAATCATGGTTTCAGGCTGATTAGCAGCAGCCTCACGCCAAGTCGGTTTCGGGAAGTTGTAGTCTTTGTGGGTCTTGAAATCGAGGAAGTTCATGTTGAGTGCATACATATTGCCAGCACCACACTTATTGTCAGTGACAACAGGCATACCACCGAAGAGGATATTGTCAAAGCCAGCCTCTACCAGCTTCGCACTGGAATAACGTGCCTGGGTATGCAGGCTTGCTTCAAACGCATCCTTTAGCAGTTCGGTAGTGATATACAGGTTCGGCTTACCTTCCTTGTCATCGTCAATGGATGCCATACGCCGGATCTTCTGCATTACCTCAAAGCTGATAGCTTCAGCAGTGGAGTCGGTAGCAGCAGACCAAACTGCCATATCCGCTTCAGCAATCCCGCCATACGCGATAGATGTGTCTGTTGACTGAAACAGATCGCCTAGACCAAGGATATCTTTGCCAACTGTAGATGCGCTGCCGTATACCGCTTCTGCCATAGCCTTACGGATGGTCTTCTGGGCGTTACGCAGTTTGGTTTCAACGATATCCACGATAGCGGCTTCACCGCTGTTCTCACGGTTGTCATCGAGGTCATATACGATGGTTGACTGATATGCAGACCAGGGGAACTGAGCCTTGTTCAGTATCTCAGCTTTAGTGGTAAGGAAATTGGTATCAGCCTTAAATGACTGACTCGGAAGCTCACCATATTCAAGAGGTACATCAATAGATTTACCACCTGGAACAGTGCTACGTCCGTTCTCTCCACCCATAAGTTTGTAAAGAAGGATATTTGACTTGAAGTAAATGTCCTGTGCTTCTTTGGTTGCGTAATAAACGTCAGTAACTGCCTGAAGTTCTGAAAGTGAAAGTGCCATTGTTTATTCTCCTATTGCTCCCGTGCAGCTTTTAGAGCTTCTAGCATTGCACTCTTTGTCTCTGCACGGTTCGCAGGTTGTTTGGTTTTGTTTTGTGAGCGTAGCGCGTCACCACGTTTGCCAAGGACTTTTGAGGCATTGGATGATTCGGATGCGAGCTTCATTCCCTCGCTCTTTCCTTCTTCTCTGGCGGCTTTGAGTTGGTCATCCAGTTGTGCCTGCGTTTGTCTGAGTTTGTATTCGTGGTAAGCACTGAAATCGTCATGTAGAGGGTTGTCCTGAATAATCTTGTCCAGTTCTCCGCTCTCAAGCACCTCTTCAAAGTCAGGGTTCTTCTGCTTGAACTCATTGACCATCTTGGCACTTATCTGCTGTTTCTGTTGTTCCTGGAAGCTCATGGTTGCCATTTGAGCACCGCGCTCTGTAGCAAGCTGGTTCATCTGCCTCAGTGCGGTCTTAAGGTCTATTTCGCCAGCATCAAGCTTGTCGGTAATTTCAGCTTCAAGCGCGTCATAGTCCTTGGCTTCCTCTTTGGTTTCCTGTTCACTGCTTTTGTTCTTCTTCAGATCACCAAGTTCTTTACCTTGACGACCAAGCACCTTCTCCAGATTAGCAATCTGCTTCTTCAGTGCTTCCGATTCAGATTCTTTGGACTCGTCCTTGCCTTCATCGGTCTGTTCCCCTTCAGGCTCAGTCTGTCCAACCTCTGTAGTCGGTTCTTCCTGTGAAGTCTGCCCGGACTCTTCTGCCGGAACTTCGCTCCCTGTCGGGATAATGTCTTTTTCTTCTTCCATTTCTTTCTCCTTTGTTCGGACTCCTATAGAGCTACCCGATAATTAGTATTACCTACCCCTATATTTGGGCTAAAACATGTATGTCAACTAACTCACCGGAACAATATCGTTATCCTTTAGATACTTCTTATACTCTGAACGGGTTGTTACAGGCTTCTTAGCAGCGTCTTCAGGTGTCTGGAGTGCTCCACGGAGTTCATCATCAATCCAGGTGGCTTCTTCACCGTGGACTGACACAAGGGGGATCTGAGCATTGGCTGTTCCTTTGCACCTATCACAGATATCCTGTCTCGGTTTCAGCTCCATCTTGTAGTACCGCTCCATTACATGACCGCAGCTCTCGCACTTATAATCATACGCAGGACACATTTAGTTCACCTCCTTCTTTACACCAAAGTTTTCAAGGTATGCCTGCAAAGCCATATCAGCCTGTACAGCGGCATCTTTAACTGAACGCGACTGTTCATACGCAATAAGAAAAACTTCGCTCCAGAAGGCACTACACTGGCCCATACACACACTTTCTACGTTCATTGCTGATCCTCCACCAACTCATATGTCTTTGCGAAAATATCTGGCTTACACGGGTATTTCTCGCCATTGACTCCAGTAATTATGAAATCACCTGGGCAAACAATATGGTGGCCTTCGAGTGTGTAAACCCACCCATGTTCTTGTAGAAACCGTTCACAGGTAGGGCATGTTCCAGTTGCCGGATAAGGCTCAACGGACGGATGATCCCCGTCCTTGAACCATTCAGTTGCTTCAATAACGACTGGCTTCTTCCTATACTTTGCCATTATTGCTGTTCCTCCGTATCAGTCAATATCTCCAGCTTTCTACGCTCCATCTCAAACAACGCTTCAGCTTGCGTCATGTTCGCAGAGCGCATTACTCGCTGTGTAGAGCCGTCTTCAAGGGTGATGATGCCTAACACCAACACCTTATCTTCAGGGCCTATGGATTCCAGGGCGGAATGGAGCGCGGCATCCGCACCCCATCTCTGTTCCGGTAATACCTCTATCTTGCCCATTAGCGGACAACCTCCCAATCTTCTTCAAGAATGTCAGATTGAGAGGCAAGCCACATCTGGTGCGTTCCGTCAGCGCAGCGCATTTGCAGGTACGGGCGCACCTTGAACAGATCGCCCTCGTTCATGCCAAAAGCGTCTGCGGTATTCTTGTTTGCCGGGATACCTTCGGGGTAGCCCTTCTGGTACACGACAAACATATTCTTACCGTTCCACCCTTTCCGTGCGATCTTGCAGCCTTTCTTTGCGGCCTCGATTGCCATGCCGAATGTCATGCCCTCGGTCTGGCGATAGGCGCGTTCAAAAACATCTTTGGGCGACCAGCTTACATAGCCCTCGTATTCCTCAGTGTTGGCTTGCCCACCGTCTACGTATTCAACCAAATACCCTTCATCGGCACCGTTTTCATCTTCGGGCAGCTTCCATCCGCGAAAGTCGTTGTACTCTTGGCGGTTCATGGGTTTTGCGTTGATGATTTTTACTCCGATGTACTGTTTCATTGCTGTTCCTCCTGTTGTGGTTGCATAAGGTACTGTTTGAGTTCAGCAGCCTGATTCTCGTCTAATCCTGCATCGACCAGTATCTGCAGTGCCTGATCAAGCTGGTTCTCTCCTGTGCGCTCAATAACTCTCTTCCAGCCAGGGAAATCTATAATCTCCAGCATTGCCTGACGGTCTATAGCTCCCATACGGTAAAGCTCAACAGCCTGCTCCTGGATCTGCATTGTGGTCTTGTGGACGGTAGAACCGGATTCAACCACAAAGCTATAGTCTTTACCGATAAGGTTCATACCCATAAACGATACTACCTCATCTTCCATGCGGATTATCTGTTCTTCTGTACCGAAGTTCTGCAGCATGGATATGGCGCTACGACCTCTATGCTCTACCAGTTTGTCTATGGTGCGGATCTTGGCTCGCATAAGTACCGCATTGCGCTCCTGAAGCTCCCTGATAGCCTGAGCAGCGATAATACCTGTAGGTCGCTCTCCCCTGTCTGCATCCTCGATATGCCATACCTGATCAAAGAAGCCCCGCAAGATATCCAGGTACTTGTACACATCAAGCGAAACCCTTGGTGGGTCCATGTATCTGATCTGCCCTGCTTGCATAGAGGTGTTTGGTCTGAGGATTAGTCCAGGCTTGTTATTGATATGCGTAGGTTTAATGCCTGTATCTTTAGGTACAATCAGGACAGGCAGCAGGGCTTTGTTCATATGCACATTCAAACGGCTAAGCAGTTCCTCAATAGCCATATTGATATCTGCAGTCTGCTCTAAGGTAGAGAAGCCCCAATTGGTACTCTTATCTTTATAGGAAAGCCCCATAGAGAATGGGAAGCGTCCGAAATGATAGGTTGTAGATACAAACTCAGGATGGCTCTCAAACAGTGTCCAGTTAATATTAGGATTCGGGGTATCGTCCAATACGAGCTTACCGTTATTGGTAAAGGTAATTACCCGTACATTGTCCTGGTATTCACCTGAATAATCCCATACCCAAACCTCAGTAACTACTGCCATTTCACGGTCTGAAGAAGCAGCAGCTCGTCTGGTACGGTACTCTCTACCTCCACTACCTGAAGGAACCGTACCCTGTCTGTTCAATGGAGCAGGCACTTGTTCCTCCCTGACCTCCCCCATCTCTGTGTAAATCTCGTCTGCGTTAACTGTGCCTTCTTCAAGTCCATATAAACGCTCAATCTCGTCACAGCGCATAATCGCTTTGTGATACAGATAAGGTGCATCCTGAAGGTCATCAAACACACCAGGGGCTTTACCAAAGGCAAACGGATCAACCACAGTAATGTCAGGGTATTCTCCGTTATAGATAGCCTTCTCAATCGTAGGCCCGTATATTTCCATCTCGTGTGCTGAATCAAGCAGGGTATCGCTCTGGTTGGTATCGCTCCACCACTTACTCAGCCATGCAGTCAATACCTTGTCAGTTGAAGGGCCGGCATCGCCGCCTATTTCAATGGCTTCAACGGTGGGTTGTTTGGCAGTCAGGTTGGCTACTGTTCGCTGGATATTTGCAAACAGCAGGTTCATGGTCATTTTCTTAAGGCTTGTCCTGGGCGCTCCGCGTTCATCCCAATGATCCCCTCGGAACATACGGTGATTGAATAACCAGCGGTCATACAAGCCAAGACGGTGCTTCTCATCTTCTCCCTCTTGTACCTTCTGAGCAAAGTATTCACCAACGTCCTCATGCCCTTTCGGTGGCAGGTTCGATAAAGTCCAGTTATTCATCAGCTTCCTTCTTTCTTATGTCATAGATACGCCTTCCTACGGCCTGTCTGGTGAAGTTAAACTTCTCCGCAATCTCTGTTGGGCTATGCCCCTTCTCCGTCATATTCAGGATAATGCTGTTGTACTCATCCGGTATTTTACGGGGGCGCTTAACAATATCTGCATCCGTCTTGAGCTTACCGTTCTTCAGATACAGACTTCCGCAATACGGACACTCAATCATTCCGGCCTTGGTTGTTCTTGTTTCTGGAAACGTCCACCACTTGTTATCCCGCACAATCTCTTTGGCCTTGAGCATATCTCCAGTCAAAGGCAGATCAGGGTCATACATATCCGTAGTGACGTGCAGGCTCTTCTTGCAGCTCCAGCAATACACGTTAGCCATTACATCTGCTCCTTAAAGCGACTGTTAGCCTGAGCAATAGGATCTTCTTCTCTGCGTTCACGAAAGATTTGCTCAATAGCAGAGTCAGCAGGGTCATAATCGTCTGGATTGAATTGATCCTTATCAAAGTCATCCATATTGTAGGCAACCGTTTCCTTATCCCTTAAAGGTGGCATGAGCGGTTCATATCCATCACGCTTAGTTCTAAGGACAAACAGACCTCCAATTACAACACCAGCGAGAGAAAAAATGCCCCCCACGCAGAAAG